TTAAAAAAGGACAGCCCGAAGGCTGCCCAGTTGATTCATGAGAGGAGTAACCATCGAAGTAGGAGCTTCGATAGGAGAACACCTATATCTTAGAACGGTATTGTGTCATCTGACAAGGGGCTTTGTGGTGCAGCACTACTACCTTGCGTTTTATCGCTGATCTGAAAGGTCATGTATGGCTTGTCATCTTTCATCCTCTTCCACCCTGCTATACGCTTGAGGTCACCCATCATTGGACCACTGTAGTCGGGCGCATTATCGTTACCTTTCTTGTCGTTCTCAAACAACACGCCAATCTTCTCATACATCTCGACAATATTCTTGCCGTCTTTGGTAGTGTCCTTAACTAAAAGAACTTTCTTTTCTGTACCATCTACATTGACCTTACCTTGTAAGATTAGTGACTGCGTTGGGAACGGAGTAAACGCTGCGCCCCTGTTGGTGTCATCGTATGTTTGATCTGCCATGCTTCTGGCTCCTTAGTTTAAGTTAAAAATAAAGGGGCAGTTAACCCCCTTCTTTACCACTGGCTTAATGGTTTCTCTTTACTATCCTCCGATGACTTTCCCTTAACTACGTTTACCGAAGGCTTGCTAGCATCATTGCCATCATCGTCCTCTGGTGCAAGGCAAGCCATGCCGAGCAGTCCGTATCTACGTGCGTACGTTATAGCACTACCTAATCCTTGCATGTCCTGTTTGCTAAGAGCTAGGTAAACCCTGCTTGAGAAGCTCTCTCCTGAGGTGTGAAGCAGCACTGTCTCAACGAATACACCGAGGTCATCACGACCACATGGTTGCATGACTGCAAAGCCATTGGACTGGAACACCTTTGACGTTGCGTCAATCACTGCTTCGAGTGAGGCGTACTTGTTTTTGAAGTGTGGGTTGATGCTATCTTTCTTTACAGAAGTCATGCCTTGCTGAGCAGCTATCAAAGCCTTGACCGCTACCGTATTGGGAGGGCCATCGTAACCCTGAGTTAAAACATCGTTCATCATACTCTCCTTGTTATGCGCAATGCGCCGCGCTTATCACGCTTGATTGTTAGGTGGTCACAGTAAACTTCTCGTTCGTTATCACCGACCATTTGCTTGAGGTCTTTCTTTGATGACTCGAATGCTTTGGCATCTGCTTCGAGCGTGGCGTAGGTGTAGGCGCAGTCAACGAAGTGGTTGTCTTTGGTAGCGTCGCGCCTGACCATGTTGTCCACCTCGATCTTGTCAGTCCCAAGTTGTATCGGTTGGTCATTACCAACTGGCTCTTCTTTGCGAACAACGTAACCCCAGAAATCTGACACCACCGCCCACATAGAATTGAAATACTCTTTGTTGCGTGAGACATAGGCTGACTCCCATTTGTTGTTACCAAATATTACAGAAAGATAAGCGCCATCTACATCCGCAAGCTCTATGTATAGCTGCAACTGTGGCATGTAGTAATCAATTACTTTGTCTAAAGTATTGTAAGCGTTAGTATGCTTGGCCTCTACTATCTGTACTTTAGCATCAGCTGTCGTACACATAGCATCCATTGTACCTTTAGCTGGCACTCCATTAATCGTATTGTTGCAAGACTTTTGAAACCCTGATATTTTAAAATCGTACTCATCAGCAAACCATTTTAGATTAAAGTTCTCAGTCAAGATACCCATCTGCACCGCAACATTACGAGACAAATCCTCTGGCTCGACAAGCCCCATCTTAACCTGCCATAATTCTAACCAGTTCCCCTGCATTATTTTTACGCAGTCGGAACCTCCTATGAAACCTTTGCGTTCCATGTTGTTCTCCTCTGTTTATAATTACTAAGCTACTGCACTTGTGCAGTTGGATCAATGCTAAGTGACGTTACGTCACTTGCCGTACTTGATAAAGTCATCGTCATCTAAGCCGTGATATTTAATTAGTCTGTCACGCAACATACCACTTAAATAACTTTGAGAAACAGCATCGCCATCTTTGATGCGCTTTGCCATTACGTTGTTGGTATCTAACATATAGTTAGATCGCTTGTACTCACGCGCTTGGACAGGTGAGCTTGCTGCCTTCTGGACGTGTGCGTCCCAGACATTTGCACCAGCTGCTTTGCCTACTTGCTTGGGCTTATACATAGCTACCCCCTTACCCTTGATGGGTTGTAATACTGCGCAACGCGCGCACCTGATGCAGTCTCGACCATAACTTTATCTATGTTGTAGCCTTCTTGCTTTAGGTCACTGATCCTTGCCGCTAATCGAAAGCAACCGAAGCTAGCTAATGCATCTATAGCTGTGATGCGATAGCCTTGGTTGAGGTGTGCTTTGATTTGATTTACTTGTGATACTTCACTCATGGTATTCTCCTTAGATAAGTTTCTCTGCTGCATAAAGAGCAATCAGTGTGGCTTCTGCGCGGCCATCATCTTTTACTCTAGCGAATAGGTGGGCATATTGTGGAAGACGTTGCGTCACTAAGCTACGGCTAACACCTTTGTCCCTGTTTAATCCGAAGTGTTTCTTCCACACTGCGGGGCTCACGTACTGGATAGGTAAGTTGCATGCTGCAATGCCCATCTCTAGTTGACCAAAGCCTTGGCCAAATCTAAACGTGCTGCTAACTCCCTGATTAGGCATAGCATTCACGCGTTCAACTACTGCTAAGCATGACTCGTCTGCCTCATTGCTTAGTATTCTTAGTAGCTCATGTAAATTAATTAAAGTTTTACCTTTAGGATTCTTGAATGTTGGCATGTCGTAGCACTCAAGCTTACCTGTATCTGTCCAGTATAAGCTTACTGCACCTGTAAATCCCGGATCTATACCATAGATAAGCATGTTGCTCTCCTGTCTAGGTTACATAATTAGTTTTTTATCGGTAACTAAATGGCTATTAACTTACCAATCGAGTGTAGGCTTTACTGCTTTCTTAATGCTGTCTTCCCACGCGCCAGCCTTTAGCTTGACGCTTGGTTTCTTTATCCGCTTAGGTGCGGTGCGCTTTGTAGGTGGTTTGATTTTTGATACTGCCTCTTGCCATCTGTCGTTATCGTAACAGTAAAGGCAAACGAACCAGTGTTTAGCTGTAGTCCCGCCGTGGTTCTTAAGTAGGGCTACGTAGTAATAAGATTTTTCTTGGCAAGCTATGCATATACATGCGCTACCTTTTCGTGACCGTGATGTCATAACCTAATGCATCTAACCAGCATATCAACATGAATCCTGATGGTATCCTTTTGTGGGTTTCCCACTTGTGGATAAGTGAAGTTGTACAGCCCATCTTACGAGCCAGTCTTTCTTGGCTTAAACTTTGCTCGAACCGAGCGTCTATTAACATGCTTACCATTAGCTCGTAATCCTTTGGTATAATCACGGGCTTGTTGTAATAAGTATAACCCTTCAATGGCATGATGTACCCTCAAGGCAGTCTCGTATCGTATCTCTGTATCTCCATTCACAGCACGGTAGTAGGTGGATGTTGGAAACCTTGCCTGTTTAAAGGCGTGGAGCAGGGAGATTTTAGACTCCTCTGCTTGCTTTGTTATAAATTCAAGATACGATTTCATGCTGCGTTAATGCAGTAAGCTAACTGTTATTGTCAAGCTTGGCTTGGTGCAGAGTAGTAATCATCCATTGATAGTTTGCCCTTGCCATCGCACATATCACAATCATCTTCTCGGAAATTGTCAGCAGCTAGAGCCAACTCAAGCTTGCCATGTCCCTTACAGACATCACATGTAATCATCATGCGATCCATTAGATGAGAGTTCTGTAACTTAATCACTGTTGTACTCCCCTTCTATTGTTGGTGGTATATAGTTATCTTCCCATGCTTGAGTACCTCTACGTATAAACTTCTCCCTGTTAAACTTAGGGTTAGTTAACTCAAGCTTGTCAGCTATTGAGTGAAGGTGAGTGGGCCACGGTATTAGTGGCCCCATCACATCAGCTATAAATTCGTAGTGCTGTCTAGTCATCTTCATTATATTACGCGTCCTTCATTCATTGATGTCCATAGATTATGGCGCATGGCGTTACTGATCGCGGCCTCACGATTGTATCTCGCTACCTGAGGGGCTCGAAGATCGTTCGTGTGTGTGGCCCATGAGGTTAGGCAGTTATACAATGCCCACTTGTTGCGCCCTAATGTAGCTGCTTCTGTCTGCCAGCCTGATATTAAGTTCTCCAGCTGACGTTCGTTAGTCTTCTCAACCTGCTTCTGCTTAGTAGTTACCTTGCAAAGGGTGCTACGAAAGAAGTTCTCTGCTTGGTCATCGTTAAGCTGTGACTTCATCCACGACTGCCACTCTTCGGCACGGTTCATGAAGTGGTCAGCGCCAGAGATTACTTTATCTGCGCTACCTATTACATCGACTGATGCGGTGTGCTTGAAGCGTGAACTCGCAATAAGATCTGGTGTTGTGCATCCGTTGAGACACCATAGTCTAAGGGCGTTGGCCTTCTGTGCAAATGCCCATGATCCATCGTAACTATTAAAGAAACTGATGCGATACTTGATGATGTCACCTACTGATGGCTGTTGAATGATGTCACCGAATA